GNATATGCAAAAGGAGAATNACATGCGGATAGAACACATTGCAGAGAACAAAGTATTTGTTCACAAGAAGTCTATGCTTTCAGGTANNGTAAACTCTATGGTTTTACCTACGACTCAAGGTAAGATAGAATACTGGCTACAATCAGGTGAACTGATTCAGAATGTAATGCCTGACTTGGATGCCGAGCAACGTGAGTTTATTAAGACAGGTATCAGCCCTGAAGAATGGGATAACATGTGTGGAGATGAGGATGAGGAGTAAACGTGACAGACAATCACTACGTGCCGACAAATATTGGCGGTCTATATGGCATCGACAAATGCTATTCAAAACAAAAGCCTTGACATCTCTTGCATCTTGTGAGAGAACTAAGGAAATTCATGGCAACAAGGAGTTAAGCCAATGTCCAGATCATACCTCGTCTATCAGTTCAGACCAGAAGTCTATGACATAATCAATGAGAACCCTCAA